CTTTTAATCTCCTTCAATCACGTATAATCAACCTCTGCCCCGGCGTGCTTAGTAAAGCCCGGCTTCTTCTTCGGCTTTTTCCCTCAACCCTGGCAATACATCGTCGGTCGGCATCAGGTTCATCAAAACGTATTCTGCTTCTATTACCATTGTTTCAGCTCTCAGCTTCCGGATACGCAAATCCTTGCTTTTGTCCGTTTTGGACTTTTTTGTACCATCAGCTTTGCCAGATATACGCCATAGTACCAGTCTTTTAAAAACTTTTTTTCTTTTTGAGTCATTGGCAGCTACCTCCTTAACAAATACCGATTTCCGCTGCGGCTTTTCTCATCAAATATTCCATCGTGTAGGTGTCATCTGGACACAAGCTTTTAAACACATATTCCGCTTCAGCGGCTTTTGCTTCGGCCCTAATCCTTTGTTCACGGGCAATATCGCTCTTGTCAGTTTGGGATATTTTCTTTGTTATTAGCTCCGACCTGTACAGTCTATAGAACCAGTTTGCCAGGAACTTTTTTTCTTTTTCAGTCACTTATTTCCCTTCCTTCATTTTCAGTAGCGAATAATCAACTGCTGTCCTGGTTTGATATCATCGTTATGGCCAATCCCGTTGTCCTGCTGAATCTGGTACATGACATGCCGGATATCCTGATTATTCTTGCATACCTGGCCAGCGATACTCCAAATCGTTTCTCCTTCCCTTACACAATGTGTATAGGTTTGATATGGCTCCTGTTCGGCATCTCCGCTGCCAGCGTAGACAATGGCCGAATATGCCAGGGTAATCGCAATGGCTATACATGCTAAAGTACGCGGCATGCTATTCATCCGTTGCTTCTTCATCCCGGATTCCTCCTTTACAAGAGATATTGGCGTCCTTGGCTCATGACATCCAGAATCATAGCCTCTACGTTATCGCCTGTCACATTGACTCGCATCAGTTCGCTGTTATCAATGCCATCGGAAATAATGACCGTATTGCCATTATCTGCTAATAGGAAAATAACGTATTTTTGACCCCAGGCCAGGGCATGACTCAAATCATCCAAGGCCATCTGCTTATGGTAGTTTTCTATCTCTATCAAGTTCATTTTTGTTTCAGGTGTCATCTCCTTTCGGCTTACTTATCCCTTCGTGCTATAATGGTCATGAAGGGAGGTAAATATTATGCTTAAAACTGTTAATAGACAAATCTTTTACCACATACAACATGGCAATCAAAAAATATCTAAATCGGGAGACATTTTAGATATTGGTAGTACTGAAAACTATTTCATGGGTTTTTATCGAACTTTTAACTTAAATACTGTGCCACTTCAAACTGCATATGCAGAACTACGTAGATATTTCCGAGAACAAATATTTGAAAATGTCAGGGAAAAATATTTCCCAAATTATCCATCCCGTTTAAAATGTCTATGGCTCATTCCGGATTCTCCAAAACTAAACGAAGCACTAACGTTTTGGATTCCTCAGGTTGTTGGTAACATCAATAATCCATTCCGTATTCTCAAGCTTTCTTGTACAGGCAATGTTTGTTATACCTGCGAAGAGTTTTTGTCGTTGGAAAAATGTAATACGCTTGAAGCAACTCACGAAAATGCTGTTCATTACTGGAATGGAGATAATGTAGCAATAGATAGTCCGCACGTCGAAGTATTATTTTGTGGCACTGCTTCAGTACAAGAGGTCATCGATCCTTTCGATCCAAAACATCAATTGTAATCTCTTGCTTGCCCAGATGTCCGATTATAATTTTTTTATGTGGGATAATCTTCCCATCTTTATCACAAACAACCATTCCGGTACAGTCAAAAGAACCTGGTGAAAAAGGTTTGATTCCGTAAATTCTTTCAAACATAGATATGCCTTTGCTACTCCAAATTTGATTATTCAAGTAATAATTAGAATCTTCCGTTACATTTTTAATGATTTTTGTTAATACATCGCTTAAATTAATCAGTGCTATTCCGTAAGAGACCATAAGATCCATTACAGCATCTTCAATGGGTCGACAGTTATTTTGAGCCGTGCTTCCACATGGCTCTTTTTCTTTTCTCTGATTCATGTCTTCATTTTCCTTCCGCATTTTCACATCTCGGCAATGATTGAATTTATTTAGACTGTCGATTCCAAATCCGATTTTTTCACGCCGATTCTCAAGTTGTTTCTTGAGTTCGGCGTTTTCTTTTTCCAATGCCTGTATGTATTGCTCTTCTACATAGCTTGCCACGATATCATCCCCTTTCCGCATCATTCAATACGTCGGCAAACTTCTGGGCTTCTTCTTTTGTCGCGAAGATTCCACCCCGCCATTCCCGATTTCCGGCATGGTCTGTTTGACCAGGGCGCCGGAAACGGTATACCTGAAAATGTTTTTCCCCGCAAACATGATTTGTTGCCACTCTCCATGGATTGTTTTTCATGTTTTTCACCTCTTATTTTCATCGCCTTCTGTGCTATACTATGTTTAAAAGTCAAAATAATTTACGAAAGGAGCAATAGTATGTCAAGGAAAAATAAGCTCAAAAGAAATCGTCAATCAGTAACAATACAATTTACCAATCCTGAATGTCGTGTAATGTTTAATGTAATGGAATGTCTTGTTGAAGATGCTTACGAAATTGGTTGCGATATTCCTGCCAGGATTGCATCGGCCACTCATTCAGGGTATGAAAAATTAAAAAACTATGATTTAACAGATGATGTACCAGACGGCGTTGCTGAATTTCCATTGACCATCAAGGAACTGTGCGGAGCTTTGTACTCCTGTAATTGGTTACTGGAAGATTATGATGATGATTTACTTCCAAACAGCAGAGCGGAAATCACCGCGTTGCATGATAAACTCCACGATTATCTTTCCCGGATACGGGATATTTCCTCCGCTTCCGTATAGGCTTTTGTGTCGCCAGTTCAAACATTTCTTTATATTTGTTATTCTTTCCAATCCGATAGGTTTTTTGATATATGAATCCCTGAGCCGTGCCCCCGCATGGCTCTTTTTCTCTTTTATTCATGTTCCCACCTCATTTTTTGCTATGTTTGACCTGGGCGCCGGAAGCGGTACACCTGGAAATGTTTTTCCCCGCAAACATAATTTGTTGCCACTCTCCATGGATTTTTCATGTCCTTCGTCATATTTCCATCTCTTTTCTATGAATTTTCTTTGCGTTTTGCAAAGTTCAGGGATAAAAAAACAGTAGTAGGGCTAACACGCAATTTTTGGGCAATTTTCATGCCCGTCTCAAACGACATTCGTCGTTTCCCACTTATAAGCAAGCTTACTTGCGATTCCGAGAGATGAAGAATATTGCAAAGGCTTCTTTGCGTAACCCCTTTTTCTTCTAAAAGTTCCTGTAATGTCTGCTCTTTTTTCATTTTTTCACCCCCTTATCTTTGCACATTGCAATGTTTGATTATAGTATAGCCATAACTTTACATTTTGTCAAGTTTTCTCATGTATTTCATGACAATTCGCAAAGTTAAGTCTTTAATATTGTACTTTGCTATTTGTAAAGTTATAATCTAATTAAATATTACGTTTCGTAAAGGAGGGCGTTTATATGAATACCTTTGGGGCCAAATTAAAAAATTGTAGAAAAGACATGTCTTTAAGCCAAAAAGAATTAGGACAAAAAATAGGAGTAGCAGAATCAACGATTTCCTTATACGAATCCAATAAACGCTTCCCAGATGCGGAAACATTACAAAAGATATCATCTTTATTTAATGTTTCTCTTGATTATCTTTTAGGTAAAGCAGAAATCAAAAAATCAAATGAATTACCACCTCTCTCTCCGAAAAACGAACGGGATATAGCCCGTGACCTCGAAAATATGATAGAGTCGTTGGATGGTTCGGCCGCCATGGGCAACATTGAAGACAAGGAAGATAGAGAATTATTGCGTGCTTCATTGGAAACAGCTATGAAGATAGCTAAACGGACAGCCAAGAAAAAATTCACCCCCAAAAAGTATCAGAAGTAATTTGTCTTTCAAAGGCGGTGATGCGCTATGGATGTAAAAAAAATAGCCGTACAAACGGCGGCTAAATACAAAACGTGGAACCCGTATGAAATTGCAGATGCTCGTGACGTACAAATCATATATGCTCCGTTAAAGTCTATTCTCGGTTACTACACAAAATACAAGCGAATTCAATGCATTATTCTGAACGATAAACTTCCATATCCTTTGCAACGTTTTGTCTGTGCCCATGAGTTAGGCCACTCTATCTGCCATACCAACATGAATACCCAGTGGCTGAAGCAAAATACCCTGGTATCAACAGATCGCATTGAGCGAGAAGCCAGCACCTTTGCCGTTGAGCTGTTGTTGCCGGACGACCTCGTTCGGGAATATCCGGAATATTCTTTAGAACATTTGTTCGTGATGGTTGGAATTCCACTCGATTTATGTTTATTGAAAAAATTTTATTAGAAAAGATTATTTATGGAGGACACTATGAACGAACTCAAACTATTTGAATCACAGTATATACGCTCCGCATGGAACCCAGATGAAGACCAATGGTATTACTCCGTCATCGATGTCATAGCTGCTTTAACAGATAGTGCAAACCCAACCGACTATTTAAAGAAGATGCGAAAGCGTGATACGGAACTTGGCAGTTACATAGGGACAAATTGTCCCCAGGTAATGATGGAAACACAAACGGGAAAACATAGAAAAACGCTGGCAGCAAATACAGAACAACTTTTGCGAATTATCCAATCCGTTCCCTCTCCTAAAGCCGAACCATTCAAACTCTGGCTGGCTCAGACAGGCGCTGATCATCTTATGGATCTGGCCGATGCAAAAAAACTGCAGGAAGAACTGAATACACGGATGCAGGCCCGTGACGACGTGCGGGAGCATAATAAATAAAGAAAAATAATAATTCCAGCAGTTTACAACTTTTTGAACAAATAAATATCGCGTAACCACACTTTGAAGTATAATGAATCTGCTAAAACACATCATCTCAAAGGAGTTACGCGA